CCGTCGCTCGCCTGCAAGAAAGTGCCGTGCAGCTGGTGCAGCGCATGTGCGAGGTGAAGGCGGAAGGCTAACGCGCCATGCCCACCACCACCGGCTACATCAATCTGAGCGTGAACGGGAACGAAGCACGCGATCTGGAGGCGACGATTCACTACGAATACGAGCGCGCAACGGGAGATGGCTGGCACGAGCCGCGTTACCCGTCCAACGTGACCCTGTGCGCGGTGGAAGTCGAGTGCAAGAGCGGCAACCTGAAGGCCGGGAGGATCGACATCCTCACTCTGCTCGACGCCGACTGCATCAAGACATTGGAGGCGGAGATTCTGTCGGAGCACGAGGAGTCTTTGCAGCCTGATCCTGACTATCTGCGCGACATGCGCGAGGAGTGGGTGTGAACGCGATTCTCATCATCAAGACCAAGAACGGCTATGCCATCGCTCCTTACAGCGGAGGCGTTCCCGACAACTTCGTGGACAACATGAGCGTTGCCGACAGGCTTTCCGGCTACAGCGGATCGACCGTGATGGAGGCGCTTCAAGAGCTCTTTGAGAAGCCGGAAGCGGAGGGGCAGTGAGCGACGACGACTCTCCCCGCCCTCTGATTACTCCTTACTTCTGGATCACTGCTGCTGTTTCTGCGGTGATTTGGGCTGGATTTCTCTTTTGGGTGATGCGATGAGCGCGATCAACGATGGCGGTCCGGCGTTCCCGCGCGACCACCGCTACGAAGGGCACAACGGCATGACCCTGCGCGACTACTTCGCGGCCAAGGCGATGCAGGGCTTCGCTGCGGACGGGGCCTTTGCCCGAGACAACGGGCTGACGATAGATGAATTGGCTGAGGACGCATACGACGTTGCTGACGCCATGCTCAAGGCGAGGGAAGCATGACCACTGACATCCGATTCCCCAACGAAGGTGGATTCACCTTCAACCACAACGGAGTGGTGTACGAGGTCAAGACGATTGCGGGGGAAGGCGCTGCTGCCCGAGTTGTCGTGAGTGAGAAAGCGCCTGAGCCGAGCGAACTGGAGGCGAGCGAATGACCGACATGAGGAGGGCTTTTGAGGCGTGGGCGACCAATGACGGCAAGTACCCGCGAGCCACGGAGCGGAATCCCGTCAATGGCGAGTACTTGCTTGCGTTTGCAAGTAGTGGATGGAATGTCTGGCAAGCCGCCACCGAGGCTTCTTCGGCTCGTATCGCAAGACTGGAAGAGGAGCTGAGGGAAACCGCGCAGTCTTTGGCGTGGCTCTCGTTCGGTGAGTGCCGGGGATTCAGTTCCAACCTTCTGACCAGTAATCAGGCGCTCGACCTCGCCCGTTCCGCACTGGAGGACAAGACGCAATGAAAGACGACAGCAAGCAAAAGAGCGCCCCGTCGCAGGTCCAGCACCTGAAGAACCCGCACTGGCGCTACACCCCGTCCAACGAAACGGATGTTCGGCAAACGTGGAAGCGTTTCGGCTGGCTTCCTCCTGTCAGGAGAGTGTGATGCAAAGGATCGTCTACCACACGCGCCGAAGCGTATTCGCCTCTACCGCCTTTTGGGGCTGGATCGGTGTCATTGCGCTGGCTGGGTTGGCGTTTATCTCGGTCGTGGCGGCGAAATGAACTGCCCTCCCTGCCACGGCAACTGCAACCAGGGCCGCAAGTGTGCTAACTCCGTATGGGCTTCGCGTGCTGCTCTCGGCTGGCCGGAGCCCATTCAGGACGAATCGCCTGTTTCACCCGAAGAGGCCAGAACCCTCTTCATCTACGCCGCATCCGTGCTCGTTCTCCTCATGGCATGTACGGGGCTAGTGATCTGGTTTGGATGATAGGAGTGCCCATGTTCTCCGACTTCATCGCTTCTGTTCGCGCCGCCGTGCGCGAGTTCCGCCGCCTGCGCTGGCTTCGCCAGCGTCGTGGCTCCATTCATTCCCCTTTCTAAGGTGCGCCGCGACCTACTGTGGCAGGAGAAAACGTAAATGGCACTGATCGCAACCGGCTCCAATAAGGAGTTCAAGCCCGTCCCCGAAGGCAACCACATGGCGCGGTGCTACCGCATCATCGACATGGGAACGCAGGAAGTCGAGTACATGGGCGAACTGAAGCTGATGCACAAAGTCCTGATCGGATGGGAACTGCACGGCGAGTCCGATGACGGCACCCCGCTGAAGACGGACAACGGCGACCCGATGACGATCAGCAAGCAGTACACCCTATCCCTCGTGAAGAAGGCGAACCTGCGCGCCGATCTGGAAAGCTGGCGCGGCAAGGCATTCACCGACGAAGAGCTGCGCGGCTTCGATATCACCGCCCTCCTCGGCGCTTACTGCATGGTCACGGTGAAGCACGACAAGAAGGGCGAGAAGACCTACACCAACGTCGCCAGTGTTTCCCGCTGGCCCGCCGCCCTGAAGAACAGCAAGCCCGTCCCGGTGATGGAAAACCAAGTGTTCGACGTGAACAACGTCGATAAGGCGATGTACGAGTCCTTCCCCGACTGGTTGAAGGAGAAGATCGGCGGCTGCATGGAGTGGGGCAACAAGCCCGCTCAGGCTGTCACGAACGCGAAGGCCGGCGCAGCCGCTGGGGCTGGATTTGAGGATATGGAGGAAGACATACCTTTTGTCTCTTCCTCTATGCAGTACGACATGGAATCGTCCAACTCGCGGCGGATGCGTCGCTATGACTACTAAGCGCTGCTTCAAGTGCTTGTGTGAAAAGCCAATTGAGGCTTTCTACAAGCACGCACAGATGGGCGACGGGCACCTGAACAAATGCAAGGACTGCACCAAGCGTGATGTGGCAAAGCATCGCCAGGAGAATCTGGAGAAGGTTCGGGCGTATGACCGCGCTCGCGCCTCCCAGGATCACCGGCTGGCAAGCCGCATTCACTACGCGGAGAAATACCGCAAGGAGTTTCCAGACCGGATACGCGCAAATGCAATGGTTATCCGCGCCATCCGGAATGGAGTTCTGAAGCGGCAACCGTGCTGGGTGTGTGGCGAGAAGGCCGTCGCTCACCACCCCGACTACAGCGCTCCGCTTGATGTGGTTTGGCTTTGCCAGCCGCATCACAAGCAAGCGCATGCCCTAGTCGCCAACGACCCGAGGGAGCGCGATGCGGCATGAAGCAGTGCTCGCACTGCCTTCGCTTTCTGCCGGACTCACGGTTCGCCCTGATCCGGCGGAAAAGCGGAAACATGCGCCTCGCCTCGTGGTGCCACGACTGCACGAACGAAGGACGTAAGCGCGAGTCTCGCTGGAAGCTATGGAAGGAACAACGCAATGAACATCACGCTGTACCAAGCTGCTCAGGAAGTGCGAGAACTGCTGGAGCAGATCGACCCGGAAACAGGGGAGTTGCCGGAGGGATACGAAGCGGCGCGGGATCTGGTGGCTAGCAAGGCCAAGGCCGTAGCGGCGTTCGTTCTGGAGAACAACGCGCAAGCTGACATGGTAGAGGCTCACGCCAAGTCTCTGATGGAACGGGTCAAGTCGGCTCGCAAGCGTTCCGACTGGCTCAAGGCTTACCTTGCCTCCCACATGGCCGCTTGCGGAATCCAGAGCATCAAGTCGGACGACGGCACGTTCTGCGCAAAGCTGGAAGTAGGGCGAGATGAGTCGGTGGAAATCTACGAGCCGCAAAGCATCCCCGAGGACTACATGCGCGAAGTCCCGGCCAAGTACGAGCCTGACAAGGTTCTCATCAGGCGCGCCATCAAGGACAAGTTCACCGTTCCTGGCGCTCGCCTCGTCGCCAAGGATCGACTGACGATCAAGTAGGCCACCCCTACGGAGCAAAGACAATGACCTACACCCTTACCGAGGAACAGCGGGCGCAGATCGACTCCTTTATGAGTCTGGTGGACGACTACGCGCAGAGCGAATACATCCGCGCCCGTCGCGCACTTCCGCCTAGCGACCATGAACCGCTGCGCGATGCTGTCGCCAAAGCTGCGATTGCCCTCCTCCAGTCCCTCCCCGTGCAGGAGGCGCAGCCGGTGGAATGCGTTGGCTGGCAGTTCCGCTACGTGTTCGAGGACCAGGACAACCGGCGCGACGCATGGAGCACGGTGCTGGAGGGCGAGCCCATGAAAGACGCGCAGCGCAATGCTGGCGTGGACTCGGTTGATGGAGAGAAGAATGGCTGAGCCGATCAAGGATCGCGCAGCGTTGGAATCGACGCTGCGCTTCATGGACGAGAAGATCAAGCCGCGCCGCTGCGACAGCGACGGCGTTTCCGGCTGCTGGCGCTGCCAGTCGATGTACCTCGCCAAGCGCATGCGCGATCTGCTCGCCGAGCGCGACGCCTCTGGCGTGGGGGCGTGCGCGCCGAAGCAGGAGGGCGGGTGTTGATCCACTACCACGGCACGCCTGTCGGCGGCACGCGCCAGGACGTTGCCCGATTCCTCATGGGCCGGCACGCGCTCGTCCCGTTCCCGCGTCAGGATGACATGGGGATCGTGGCCGAAGCCTGCCAGTCCTTCGTGTTCGACAACGGCGCGTTCAGCGTGTGGAAGCGCGGCGAGGTTCTGGACGTGGAGGGCTATACCCGCTGGTGCGAGGAATGGCACCGCCATCCCGGCTTCGATTGGGCGCTGATCCCCGACGTGATCGACGGCGAGGAGGCGGACAACGACGCGCTGTTGCGCGACTGGCCCGCTCGTCTACCGGGCGTCCCGGTGTGGCACCTGCACGAGAGCATCGGACGGCTGGAGCGGCTGTGCCGCGTCTATCGCACCGTCGCACTCGGGTCTTCCGGCGAGTGGTCCAGCCCTGGAACTTCCGCCTGGTGGGGCCGCATGTCCGAGGCCATGAACGCGGTGTGCCCGGAAGGTCGGCCGCTCGCCAAGCTGCACGGCCTGCGCATGCTCGACCCGGCCATCTTCTCCAAGCTGCCGCTCGCGAGCGCGGACAGCACGAACGCCGCCGTCAACAGCGGCTCCCTTGATCGTTTCGGCATGTACCTGCCACCGTCCGCAGCTCAGCGCGCGGCAGTGATTGCGGAGCGCATCGAAGCCCACAACAGCGCGCCCGCCTGGGCGCCAGTTCCCATTCAACAGGAGGTGTTCGCTTGAACATCTATCGCACCGAGTTTTTCGCGAACTGCCCGGTCAATGGCGTGCGCATCAAGTTCGCGCTTGAGATTCGCACGAAGGAAGTGATCCCAGTGGAGCAGATCATCGCGCGCGTCGAAGCGATCAGCGAGGGCTACCACGAGGAGATTGCTGACGACCTTCTGCGAGCGTTCGGCGGCCATCAGACCCTCATCGCCGCGCACCACGGCGTCACCATCGAAACGGAGCGCAAATGCTGATCCTCGCCCTTCTGGCCTATGTCGTCGCGATCACAGCGGCCAACCTCACCGTGGCGGCCTTCGGGCCAGCCGTGACGCCGATCAACGCCTTCTTCCTGATCGGCCTGGACCTGTCGTTGCGCAATTGGCTGGCCCTGCGCAGGGGGTGAGGGGTGAGTGATCTTTCCGAAATCTGGCGCGCCGAGATGATGAGCATTGAGGACATAGCCGCCATGTGGAAGGTGCCGAGGGATTACGCCCGAGATGTGCTGGTCAAGCAGGAGGGGTTTCCTGCTCCGGCTCCTGGGTCTACGCGGAAGTTCCAGAGGTGGCTGAGGGCTCAGGTGGAGGCTTTTGCCCGTGGCGAATCGACCTGACGAATGGTCTTGCGTTACGCGTAACCGTGGCTATACTTCACCCATTCGTAGGAGCGAACCATGATTACCAAGACGAAGCAGAACTGGACCACCGGCCAAGCCGTGAAGGTTGGTTTTCTCTCGCTGATGGTCGTGCAAAGCATCCCCACGCCGGGCGACTACGCCCCGGATGCTTACCTGCTCATCAACCACGCTCAGACCCAGCTTTACAAGTTCGTTCCCCACAACGGCGTGGAGAAGATCACCCGCGAAGAAGCTAACGAGCTGATCGCGCAATCCGTGGAAGTGGCTCGCCAGCGTGCAGCCGAAGCGCTCAAGAAGGCAATGCAATGAACGACTACCGAATTTCTCTGCTTGCGCTCATGGAGGCCCACTCGGTCCTCCGCGAAATTCACGAAATCATCGGTCCGGACCCGCGAGCCGTCATCCCGTCGCATCTCTACGTCCGCTTAGTGAGCGCTGAAGGCTCCCTTGGGAGCTGCGTTCACCGCATCGGGCGCAAGGTGGACTTGGATATCGTGGAGGCGTGATGGTCACAGCCACTCCGCATGAAGACGTAGAAGCCGCCTACGGGCAGCAAGGTGAGACCATCGCCTCCATCATCATGAGCGTCATGGACTACGGCCGGGCCTGCGCAGACGAGTTGGAAGACTCGAAGCAGATGTGGCTGGACGACATCCGCGAACGCCTGGAGAAGTTTGTGCAGCACGCCTACGCAGAGGGCCACGCCGACGAGCGTGAGTCGGTAGCGCAACTATGCGATGAGGAGGCCACTCGCATCCGGAAGGAAGGCGAGGGCTGCAAGGACGGTCGGTACGACTGGATGGCCGATGGAATCGAAGCGCTGGCTGACACGCTTCGCGGCATCGACACGGCGACCGGAGTCCCGGCCGATCCAGTGCTTGCGGCTGGCTGGCTTCCCATTGAGTCTGCGCCGGAGGACGAAAACATCCTCGTCGCCACGCAGGGTGGACACGTAGATACGGCGTTCTGGACGGACGAGGATGGCGAGGGCCGCAAGTGGTGGTGGTTGGTCAGCGCCAACGAGTACGCCAAGCACCCGCTGCATCCGAACCTCATCCCGCTGTACTGGATGCCCCTGCCGAAGCATCCGCACCGGGTCGCAACGACCATAGGGAAGGCGAAGTGATCTACGTCGTCCGCTGCAACACCGGCCAGTTCTACCGGCGCGGGAAGTTGGTCCGTTCGCACATGGCTGCATCCTTCGGGCATTGCCCGTCAGGCGTGGCCGGAATCCTCAAGCGAGCGCGAGCCAAATTCCCAGACTTGGAGTGGGAGGCTGCGCCTCTCAGGCTGATGCATGGCTGAGGAATGGTGCCGATCCTGCGGCGGCGAAATCCAGCGGAATGACCGCTGCATCGAATGCGGCCTTCTGGGCGAGCAGGGCCGAGACGCTTACTATGGGCGGATGCCACAGACCAATAAAGAGAAACAGGAAGCCTTCCGTGCCCGCCAAGCGATGCTGGGACACACTGAGGTGCGCGGAATTTACGCCCCTCCAGCCCTGCACGCAGCCATCAAGGAAGCCGCCAAGAAGCTGCTACTGGACCAAGAGTGCGAGAAGCACCTGCCTGGGTTCAAGTGGGACAAGCCGGAGGAGAAGAAGTGAGCATAGAGAAGATTAGGCAAATAGGCGCCCTCGTTTGGGGGTTCCGCATCAAATCAGACGATGTGGAGTTTGGACGCGATGTCTGGAATGCCGCCCTAGAGGCGGCAGCCCAGGAATGCGACGACCACCGGGAGCGACACGCTTATCAGGCCGGAAGCCCGTATGCGCAGGGTCGCGTTTTCGCCGCCGAGGATTTGGCTCATGCCATCCGTTCCCGCAAAATTCCCGCAGAAGACGAGGACTTTAGCTCTTGAGTTCGATTCCTCTCTCCGGCACCACGTTAGTCGGTGATGTTTGTCAATCCCTCTGTATTACGAGGGAAAATCGGCAGGCAACCACCTCAAATTCCCGCAAGTTCCCGCAGAATCGCCCGCACACATGCGGGAGGTTCAGGATGCCGTACGTACGCCCCTACGGGCACGGTCAGTTCCGGGTAGAGGTGGAGAAGCTGGGGGTTCGCGAGTCCAAGGTGTTCGACACCAAGGGCGAGGCCCGGAAGTGGGGCTACCAGCGGGAGGAGGAAATCGAGGCCGAGAAGACCGGCCGGGGCGTGACCTTCGGGCAGGTTGCGGGCAGGTATTTGCGGGAAGTTAGCCCGCAGAAGAAGTCCGCCGTGGAGTGGGAGACCCGCCGCATGGGCTACTTCACTGAGTTCTTCGGGGAGTCCACTCCCATCCTCACGATCACCCGCAAGAAGGTCTCAGCGTGGCGTGACCACCGCCTGAAGACGGTTACCGGGTCCACCGTCAACCGTGAGGCCAACCTTCTATCCAACCTGTTCCGAAAGGCCAGGATCGAGTGGGAGTACATGGCAGCGAACCCCATGGAGGGGATTGACTGGCCCGATAATGAGGACCCGCGCGAGACGGTCTGGAGCTGGAGGCAGATTCGCCGCGTCCTGCGCTACTGCCAAGCCTCCCAAGGGATCAAGACCCAGCAAGCGGGGATTGCGTTCCACATCGCCCTAAGAACCGCCATGCGGGCCAAGGAAGTCCTGCTAGCCAGCCGGCAGGGACTGGTGTGCGTAATCAACGACAGCAAGACGACGAGGCGCGGCAAGCTGGTGGACTTCCCTCTCACCCACCAAGGGCGGCGCGTGATGGACCGCTACGCCAACACACCGTGGCAAGTCGCACCCAATGAACTGTCCGTTTTGTTCCACAAGGCTTGCCTTGGGTGCGGGGTGCGTCAGCCCAAGGTGGACGGCCCCACGTTCCATGATGCGCGTGCGACTGCACTGACGCTGATGGCGAGGAAGATGCCGGTGGAACAGTTGCAGCGGATCAGCCGACACAGGAAGGTGCAAACCCTCCTAGACCACTACTACAGGCTGACAAACGAGCAGATCGCGGCTCGCCTGTAGTCGCTAGTTGAATGGTTACCCCTCGGGGCTGCTGTTCCCCTGAAATTTAAGGAGCAAGGAATGGAATGGATGCCGATTGAGACAGCGCCGAAGGATGGGACCAGCGTGCTCGCCCACGTGTCAACGGCTCGCTGGGACGTGGGTGAAGACTGCTGCAGCCCGCGCAGCAATTACCGCCCATTCATAGCCCCTGTTTATTGGGAACCGGGCTCGCTTGGCGGCTGGCGCTTCTGTTTCGACTTCAACACGAACGCGGAAGCTGAACCGACGCACTGGATGCCACTCCCGCCCACGCCGAAAGAGCACCCCTGAAAAGACAGAGCCTCGCCGGGCCTTCGGCGGACACTTAGGAAGAGAGAGATGGAAAAGAGAACGACTCATTACGTTGTCTTCTGGTCCCCGGGTTCATTCGTGGTGAACGACTGGACCGTCCGGGCGGACTCAGCCGACCCGCGCAAGGTGGAGTGGCCTGATAACGCCTACGCCTTCCGCCTTTTCAAGCGAGAGGATGTGATTGACGGGGGAAAGACCTACGAGGGAAAGCCTGAGCAGCTTGGGCCGGTGTACTACCACCATGACAGTTCCATCCAGTCGCTTGACGAGGCTCGCAACAACCCGAACGCCTCGCGCATCCTGTTGGACAACATGCGAATCAATGGCTGGAAGCAGATCATCTGGACCCGCTGGGGGAACTGGCCTCAGCCCTACGAGCCGGGGGAGATGCAGATTTTGCGGTGACTCCCCTCTCTCAAGGAATGACCAATGACGGAAGGACTGAGGCTGATTGAGGAAGGCATCCTGGGCGATGCGCTGCTATCAGGAAGGGATGAAATGGAAGATGTGCAACTGCCGCTGCTGCCTGAGACTCCAAACATTCTCGGGAAGCTCGCTGTACCGGATGTCTTTACCGCCGACCAGATGCGCGAATATGCTCGCCAAGCTGTCGCCGATGAAATTAAGCGGATTGGCGATGAGATGTGGGAGGCGGCCATGTCTAAGCCGCCACCGGACGCTGGAGCTGGTGCGCTTGCCCACGCGGCCACTGTCTTACGCCATCGAGCCCTATCCATGCGCGCCGCCGCCATCCGACACGGGTAGTCCATCACTGAAACAAGCCAGAGCCAAGGAGCATAATCACCTCGCCGCAACCCCCTGCGGCCCGGCAAGTTCCCAAGCCGGTAGATCCTTGGCCCGCCGCCTGTGCGGGCTTTCTTTTGCGAATCGAACAGCGCAGGGAAAATGCCAGTAAATGGCATTTACTCGTATTTGCGCTACATCCGCCCAGCCGCGATTTCTTCGGCCGTGGGCATTGAGTACGCCGGAGTCTCGTAGCGGATTTCCGGGTACTTCCTGTTGATGTACTCCAGGCTGACGGGCATCAGATCGAAGCTTCCGTCCTTCACCGCATGCAGCATCAGGAACCCGCGCCAATGGTTGTTCCCCTGCGGACCAAGGTAATCCTCGGAGTGCTCGTAGGCGCTGCCGCAGATGACGGCAGTCAACAGGGCGCCATCCGCCCTGTAGCCGGTCGCAATCTGGAGTCCCTGTTGGTGGAAGGCGATGCAGGATTGGTGTTTCTTCGTCAGCAGGGCCTGAGCACTCGTCACCGGACGCCCCATCACGCCGGATGTGAAGTAGTGGGAGAACGCGATCCCCTCCACGACGACAACCTCTAGGAACGGGTACACCTCCCAGCCGTACTCACCGTAGGCAAGATCCTTGATGGACAGCACGCCGTCTAGTTTCGGGTCATCTTCGCACGCTCTGGTGATGCGAGCTTCGTGATTCCCGAGAGTCAGGACCATGCGCGGCTTGTATTCCGACTTCTTGTTTTTCCGGCGCATGGAGTTGTATTCGGTCAGAGGCGCCAGGAAAGCCTGCATCGCGAATTGGGCCGCTTCTACATCCCTCTTGTAGCGCCTACCTTCAAATGACTTCTTACCCCGGTCGTATGAGCTGAGCGAGGCCATGTCGCTGAAGTCCCCGCCGCAGACAACGATATCGGGCTTCTTCTCCACCATGTAAGCGCCGATGCGGCGGAGGAATGAGAAGTCATTTCCCGGCTTCGCCTGAACATCCGGCAGAACGAGAATCTTCTTCCCCATTACTGCGCCTTGAGTTTGTGTACGTGAATCTGGCCGCCGGAACCGGCGTCGATCTGGCAGGCAATCTCGACGGCCTTCTTGGCGTCAACGCCAGCCATGAACGCCCCAAGAGCAGCGTTCCCACCTGACCCGATGGCGTGGAACCCGCGTTCAACTCGGACGAATCGGCCACTGGACTCGACAACGCTCACCCCGTTCTCGGACAGGATCATGGGGGTAACGTTGTTGATACTTGGCATCCTCCCGCGCTGGCCGTTGGCGTACCAATCGAGCCATTGCGTCCCCTCGGTGGCGAGTCCGGCGAACCCGATCAACTCCCCCTCGATCTGATAGACCTTCGTGATGGGGAACCACAAGCCATCAAGAGTGGCCTTGCTGTCGCAGACCATCACGCGCTTTTTGGCGTCTGCCAGGATCGTCGTCATCGCGGCCAGGCTTCCAGCAACCCAAGCGAACGAGAGTGCTCGCAGGCTCCGAACTTCAGAGCACCAGCGGCGAACTCAGCAAGCTCGTTGGCAGTAGTTGCGTCCGGAAGGTCGTCAGGGCTTGGGCACTTCATCAGCAGCGCCGCAGGAGGCGGGGGAATCTCCCGAGGCGCAATGGTTGGCGTCGTTGAGCAAGCGCACAAGGTCAGGAGGCAAGGGACAAGTAGCAAGAGGCGCTGCGGCATGCTCGATTTCCTTGATGGTGGTGACGATGAAGTGATCCTGTGCCTCGCGCTTCACGACGTAATTGCGCTCGGCCTGTCTCTGTAGCTCGCGGTTTCGCTCGGCTTGCTCGTCCGAGGCTTGCTTGTCTTCTGCCTTGGCTCGTTCGTAGCCTTGGCTGTCGTAGTGGGAGGTGAGGAAGTGCCAGCCTAGGAGGAGTGCTGCCACTAGGGCAGCGACGCTTAGAAGGCGGACGTAGAGGCTTGCGAAGATGGTTGGCATCGGTCAGAATCCTTCTGCACGTTCCATCTCGCGGTGGGCGTGGGTACACCAGCAAGGTGGCGCCAGGGCCTCCGAAGCGTGCACTCCGCCAAGATTGCATTGCGCTTCGGGGGCCTTCCCTTTCACGCGAGCGCCTCTTTCGCCTTCTCCCACAGCCCAAGACGTTCCGCGTAGCCATTCAAGCCGCCGTTGATGCGCTTGGTGATGTGCTCGAAATCCCCCGCGTCTGCCAGTTCATTGCAGCCGTGCGCCTTCCAGAACCACGCGGCGGAGCGGCAGGCAAGCGCAGGCTCCCCGAGCAGTTCGGGATGGACGATGAGGTCCTCTCCGAGGGCATCGCCGGCCTTCTTGTAGTTCGCCCGTCCGGTGAGCTGAATGAGCCCCCTGCCCCGGTACTTGAACCCGTCTCCGGGAGCCACGTTCCCTAGGTCGTAGCGGGTGTCATAGCGAGCCTGCGCGGAAGTCGGCCCCCAAATCTCTACAGGCCACCGAAGCAGCCCGCTTTCATGCAGGATCTGCGCGAGGAAAGCGGCTTGCCTTGCGGGCGTGTTGATCTGGAATTCGTGCATGGCGTCTTCCAGAAACGGTAGGTAGGTCTGCGCGCGGTCAATACGCACACCTAGAGCGCACAGATCCTTCGGCGTCACGGCTTGTCCTTCGGCGCTTGGTCGATGAACTTGCCGGCCAGTCCACCCAAAGCGACGGTGAGCGTCACCCACGCAACCGTCTTGCCGACCCACGTCGGTAGATCGGCGTGCACGGAATCAGGCAGGCTCGCCCACATGCCCTGCAAGCCGCCAGCCATGGTCAGCGCGATGGTGGAGTAGTGCCGCCAAACCGCCTTGCAATCGTCAACGAGTTTCATTGAGTCCCCTTTGCGCGCTCCTCGCGCTGATCCCGTCGCCACCCGAGCCAGGCGTTGAACAGGAAACCAGCTGCACCCAACACAAGGCCACCAATCACGCCGACGACCTGCCAATCCCCCGGCGTCAACCCGAAGACGAACGCCGTCACAGATCCGCCGTAGCCGACCGTCTCGCTTGCTTTCTGAACCACGATTTCCCTTTACTGCTTGGTGAGAGGATCGGTTTCGCGCGCATACTGAGACGCGCAGTGATCGCGCTGGCCGGCGACTAGGAGTGCCAGGCCGTCAATTCGGTTGCGCGCCCATGAATCGCCCGTCTCGCGGTAGTGCTTCCATGCCCACGCGGAGAGCGTGAGGCGGTCCTTGCGCAAGTTCTGGCAGGCCAGCACGTACAGCGCGCAGATGCGACGCCATGCTTTTTTGGGGAGAGCGCTTAGCGTCAGGTGCACAGGGCCCCAGCGCTTGCAGATCCAGAGGTAGACGCGCTGCATCACAGCGACCCCGCCGCAGTCAAGGTCCACGCGACTCCGTTAAATTCGAAATCCGCCCAAGTGCTCGCCGCACTGAGCGCCTTCGTTCCGGTGGAATGCGCGATATTGATGTTGAATGCGCCGGTTGCGCTGGGCCCTCGAACGATGCGGAACTTTCCTCCGTTGGCCTGCGCCACCGTACCGATCTGTGCCGCGCTGGTAGCCAGGGTTACGGTCTTGTCTGCCGTCAGAGGCGTGTTAAACCACTGCGTAGGGAAGCTGCTCCCCAGTGTTGCGGTGACGCTGTTGTTGCCGTTATCGGCCGAAATTCCCGGCACATACAGGATCGGAGCGAACGCCGCCGTCGTGAACGTGATCGTTGCTGGATTCACGCTGGTCGAAGGAACGTCGTTCACCGTGATGGTGTTCGCACTCTCATCTACCGCAGTTACGAATGTGGAAAGATTCGCCGCAGCGGGGCCGGCCCCGTTGATCGTGATTTGCAGGCCAACCGGGAAGTTGGTGATCGAGGCCGAAGAAATGGACACCACCGCACTGCCGGATGTAACGACAGCGGTCGTCGTGATGCTGTTGGAGTTCGGGCGGGCAAAGCCGGAGGTCGGGACCTTGCATTGCCAGATAGCAGCGCGTCCCGCCGTCGTGCTGGTGTTGAAGGTCAGGTCGCCGAACTTGTAGTAGTTCGACACTCCGGCGATCTGCTCCGGTGCCTGCGAGCGGAATTCGACCTGATGGCCGTAGATCCCGATGCCAACCTGAAGTGCGGTGTTTGACTGGTTGCTTCCGAATCCTGCAAGGTTGCGCGGGATGTCGCGCTCAGCCGTGGTCGACTCGAACACCTTGCCAAGGTTGCTCATGCCGATGCCGGAATAGTCGAAGTCCGTCCGGTTCGTCACGTCCTTGCAGAAGATGACAGACTGACCAGCGTTGCCCTGACCGGTGACGCGGGAGGCAGAAATGGAGGTGCGCGAACCGCCAATCGTGTTGTTGGAGTAAATCAGGCTGGTCGTGCCGCCGAAGACGATCAGCTTCTTGTTCAACTCGATCCGCGCATCCCTGATGCTGGCAACAACGCCTTGACCGTCATCGATTCGCAGCAGGCCCTTACCCCATCGAGAGCCGTCGTAGAACCCTAGCGCCTGCATCCGGGTGGCGAAGTTCCCGGACAGGTTGTTGTCCATCGTGAAATCGTCCAGCACCAGAGGCGAGCCGTTGCCGGTGTTGTTGTGGCCGCAGAAGATCGCATGACCACCAACGCCATCGAAGCGCAGTCGGTGCATGAACAGGTGCACGAAGACCGAGGAGGTGCCGCGCAGTTGCAGTGCATCGCCAAAGCACATGCGAAACTGCATGTTGTTCAGCTTGAACCCCCAATCGAGGTTCGTCCCGAGGTTCAGGATGCAGTTTTCGGCGACGTTGCCGGTGCTGGTGTTGGCGTCGTAGCCGTCCAGCGTCATGTTGTAGAAGCCGGCGTAAGGCACCGACCCCGCCCCGGCAGCAATCCCAATCAGGTACGTCCCGGCACCACCAGACCCCACATAGAGAAGGCGGGTGTTCCCTACCTCCTTCCCCATGACCGAAACGTTCTTCGTCCACTGGAAGCCGGCCAGGCCAATCGTCCCAGCGGGAAGTTGAATATTCGGATACCGAGCGTTGCTCGCCCCGAATGTCTCGGCTTGGGTCTGTGCCGCCGCGAGCTTGGAGGTAAGGTCAAAGCTCGGAGTGGAGTTCACAAGGTCCGCCTGCTCAGCCCCCGTCATGAAGTCGCGCAGGTCGATGATGTCGCGCATCTTGGACTGAGAATCCCTCGGCTGCGCTCCAGTGCCTCCTTGAATGAACGTAACCTGTGCCGCTGCTCCGGCTGCGCTCCCCGGCACGTTGTCAACGGTGTATTGGGTTACCCCCGAAGCGTCCTTGACGACCCATTTGTACGTTTGGCTAGGGTCCCCCCAAATCACGCATTCCCCGCGCGAGTCGAGCGTGATAGGGTTCGTGTTCGGAGTCGAAAGCGCGCTGTCTTGCCAGGTGGTTACCGGCGTCGTGGTCCCGGCTGCGTAGACCGTAATGGTTCCGCCAGACAGGGGGGATCCGGAGGAACTGGCAAACTGCCTTTTGGGATTGGCTGGGACGACTCCACTCATGTCTACCCTTTTCGTGTTACAAAACAAAAAAGCCGCCCGGTGGCGGCCTTGGAGGCGAAATGTCTGATCCAGTCAGCGGCTGGCTTCTAATCTCCTGGCTGCTGAAAAAGCTGTCCGATCACAAAGATCGGTACATCAGCGAGGAGGAATACGACCGCCTCCTGTGGGAGGCCGAAGAAAGCAAGCGCGTCCTCTACGAGGACCCCAAGAAGCTACTGCCCGGCCCTGAGGAGGTCTGAGAGCTTCGTCGTTCTCTTTCGCACAGCGCGCAGCGTCGCGGCGTTCTCCACCGCTCCTGCGGCCATCTTTCCGGCAGCAGCGCCCACCGCCGCACCCACCGGGCCGCCGATGAACCCCCCGGCCGCTGCACCCGCTGTTGGCAGGGCATGCATCGTCCCTTGCGTGACAAGGTTGTGGGCCTGCACCGCCGCGCCCGGGTAGCTCTGGTCCTTCGCCACGATGTGGCCCGCGTCATTCAGGTTGCGGAACGCAGCGATTTCCTCGGGCGTGAATATCTGCGCCATCCGGGCGGCGTTGTTCTGCAGGTACTTCGTCACGCCCTTGGCGTTCCACTGGCCTTGCTGGGACGAGCCGATGGCTTGCACCTTGTTGGCGAACTGCGCCTTGATTTCAGCAAGCGCGGCCTGCGATTGCGGCTGGAGCTCGTCGGGCACTTCACGAAGTGTCTTGACGATGTGGGAGAACTGGGCGACCGGCATGCCAGTCACCGAATCGGCTATCTTCTCGGTGGCAACGGCGCGGTTGATCCCCTCCGGTCCAGAGGCGTCCATCAGCTTGGCGATGCCATTGGGGTCGTCCAGCGTGGCACCACGAAGGGCGCGAACTTGGCGCGCCTGCGCGTAGATGTCCTCGCCCGCAGACTTTGTCACGTCATCGTCAAGGGCGTCCTTGAGCTTGCCGACCCATTTGCTGTTCTGCGGGCTCCACTGCTCGTTGAGGTACTTGCGCACCGTCTCCGCAGCCTGCGCGTTGCCGGAAATGCTGCCATCCTCCCCCACCATTCCGAGCTTCTTCAGATACGCATTCACGGCGCCCTGAAGGTGTACGCGGTCGGAGTTGGTGAGTTCGGAGGCGTCCCCGAGAACTGACTTGAAGTTCTCCAGCGTGGTCGGCACTCCTTTGGCGCGCTCGTCGGCGGCTTGGTAGAGGCCACGGATATTGTTGTCGAACCACTGCTTCAGGCCATCCAGCGGTGCGATGATGGTGTTGCCGCGCGCCAGCAGGGCCGATTGATCTACACCGTGCGTTCCACCCGTGTTCTGGATCAGGCTGTCGGCGTGCGTGACAAGGGCCTGCTTCTCGCCCTCGATGACCGCCTTCATTTGTCGACCGGCGGGGCTATCCACCTTGGACGTCTGGAAGTCGGTCGAGCCGCCAATAGCATCCCCGGTGAGAGCGCTGTTACGCGCATCCTCGATACCCACGCTCTTGAGGATGCGGGCGCGCTCCATTTGTTCGGCGGGGGTGAACTTTCCTCCTGCAGCGACCGTGGGCGTCTCGGGGAAAAGCTGCGAGGGCGCCTTTTGCGCGACTGCCGCAATCCCCTCAGGAGTCGTCGGAAGCGGCTGCGGCATCGTCACCTTGCCAGGAGCCGGAGGCGGGGCGTACGTGGCCGCAGGAGACGCTGCGGGAGCTGTTGCGGCAGTCGCAGGGGCCGGCTGCTTGGGCATCGGCTGCGGAACGACAGGACCGGGCTCGCCCGGAGCGGGAATCGTCACCTGCGGCATGCCCTGCACAGGACGATAGATTCCCGTTCCCGGACGGCTGGGGCCGACCTCCACCGGAGCAGTCCCAGCCCTTCCCCGCACGCCAAGCGCCAGCAAGGCGGCATTGCCGGCCGTCTTGGCTACCGTGCCGGCCACAGGGCCGTAGTTGTCAGCGATGCGGTCAGAGGCGGCGTCCAACACAGCCCCCGGAGCATTGATCGGGTTAAGCGGGCTGCCGAAACTTTCCGGCGTGCCTTCTTGGTGCGTGTGCTGATTCACGTACTCTGTCACTGCGTTACCGGCATCCTCCAGCTTGTGCCCCATGGGCGCGGTTAGAAGCGTTGCCAGCCCCTTGTATCCGCCGACGATGTTGGCCCCCAACCCCGTTATGAACGTGCCAGCCGAGGAGCTGAGCCGGTCGAATCCAGCGTCAACCTGCGAAGGCTCGTGCAGGACGGGAGCCTGCTTGGGCGCAGGCTTGGCGGGCTGCTGAATCGGCTGGGAGGTGGTCGCAACGGTCTGCGGTTTGCCGCCGATTCCGAGTGCTTCACCATACGGGTCCGCAGAAGCGGAGGCGGTGGCAGGAGCGGAAGCCTTTGAGGCGGTTAGCACTTTATCCACATACGCGGTCGGGTCCTTGGTGACGAAGCCGCCGTACTGGCCGAGAGCCTTGCGGATGTCCCCGCCGTTATTTTCGATCAACTGACCAAGGTAGCTTTCAGCGGCAGCGCGCGACTCGTTCTCATCGAACGGGTCGAACTTCACCCCCTGTTTGCGCAGCATCGCCACCGTGCCGGGCATGAACTGATAAGGGCCCA